AAGGAAGTACCCGTCAGGAGGTGCGGACGCACTGACATCACCGATGTCATCCAAGGTGTTAATAGTCGGGATGGTTCCGTTTACCCAGCGAGTTCCATCAAACTTTAAGAATTGACCGCTAATAGGAGCGGTGAATAAAACATCAGAAAGGTCAGTTAAGTCTTCGACAAGGTCTGGTTCGCCACTTGCCTGCAACCAATGGCCATCGTAATAAATATATGTCTCTAGTGTTGTCGAGTTAAACCAAAGGTTTCCCTCTTCAGGGCTTGTTGGTGCTGTCGCCGAAACTTCAAGACTGGCTCCACCAGATGCTGATGCAGATGTCCAAACAGAACCGTTGTATGTAAGCAGGTCGCCAGCAGTTGGGCTTGGGACGTTGACGTTGCTTAGGTCGTCAAGCGTTGCATTTAGGGAAACGCTTGCAGAGGAACCTTCGCCCGGCGTGTGGGAAATGGTGAGACCTGTTCCAACAACTACATCAGAAACGTAGTTTCCAGTCGTATCTGTGCCAAGTGCAATGCTGTTTGCCGCAACTGTTGTATTGATGGTTGCATTTGCGGAGCCGTTAAATGAAACCGAACCAGTGACATCACCAGTCAGCTCAATTATTCGTGGTGTCTCCAAGGTTGTTGCTGTACTTGCGTTACCAGTAACATTTCCAATAAGCGGAGCAGTTACTGCTGCAAACTGTACGGATGATGAAGTTCCAACTGCTTGCCCAATAGCAATTGTCGGGCTTGAACCCTCGCCAGGAGTATGCGTTACGGTAACGCCAGTACCTGCTGTTACATCATTGACATAGTTGCCGACAGTGTCCGCTCCGAGGTTGATTGAGTCATTTACCCACGCAGCGCCATCGTACTTAAGGAAGTCACCAGAGATGGCAGCCGATGCAGACACATCGCTAATATCATCAAGTATCGAAACTGCGAGCGAAGTAACAAAATCCTCAGAGGCAACGTCATAATACGTACTACCGTCGTCTGTAAATTCCCACTTATCAGACGTTTCGTTCCAACGAATAGTTGCATTTGGCGATGTTCCACGCTCAACTTCTATTCCCGCATTTGTCGTTGGCGAACCAGTGACATTGCTGTTCAAGACGACGATGTTGTCTTCAATCGAAAGTGTTTCGGTATTGAGCGTAGTGGTCGTTCCGTTGACGGTAAGGTTCCCACCCACAACAACATCACCAGTTGTATTGACTTGCGCAAATGTAACAGATGCACTTGTATCTACCGCTTGTCCGATTGCAATTGTTGGACTTGAACCCTCTGCTGGCGTATGTGTAACCGTGATTCCAGTTCCAGCCGTTATGTCGTTAACGTAATTGCCTGTCGTGTCGGTTCCAAGAGCGATGCTATTTGCTCCGATTGTCGTGCTAATTGATGCATTAGCAGAACCATCAAAACTTACCGTTCCTGTTACATCACCAGTTAATTCAATTGTTCGTGAAGTAGCCAACTTTGTTGCAGTGGCGGCATTCCCGGTAGTAGAACCAGAACTTCCAGTTACATTGCCAGTCACATTACCAGTAACATCTCCAGTGACATTTCCAGTGACTGGTGCAGAAACATGTGCAAAAGTAACTGATGAACTAGTTCCCACTGCCTGTCCAATGGCAATTGTAGGACTTGTTCCTTCACCGGGAGTGTGCGTTACGGTTACTCCAGTTCCAGCAGTCACATCATTGACATAATTACCAGTTGTGTCAGTTCCGAGCGTAACGCTATTTGGCTGAATCGTTGCAGTGATGCTTGCATCTGCAGAACCGTTGAATGAAACAGAACCAGAAACATCACCAGCAAGCGAGATAGTCCGTGCTGTCTCAAGTGTTGAAGCCGTTGATGCATTACCAATCACCGGAGCGGTAACAGCAGCAAAAGTTACTGACGAAGAGGTCGCTACAGCTTGCCCGATTGCGATAGTTGGAGTCGCTGTTTCTCCTGAGTTGTTGGAGAGTGTTATTCCCGTTCCAGCGACAAGTGACGAAACATAATCACCGGAGGTATTCGTTCCGAGTGCAACATCACCAAACGACAAATCTCCCGACCCATTGGTTTTGAGGACCGAACCAGCTGCACCATCAGCACCAACTGCGCTAATAATTGATGCTTCTGTTGTGCCGACAATTGTCGTGAAGTCCAAAACTCCAGAACCATTTGTAGTAAGCGCCTGTCCGTTGGTTCCATCTCCACCAGCTGCAGAAATAATTGCTGCCGCATCAATGGCTGGAACAGAAGCCCATTCAAGACCTGTTGCCGTTGAAGAGTTTGCCTTTAAATAGGTTCCATTCGCACCAACCGCTAGATTGTCTGCCGCGCCATCAGCGGTTCCGACAATCAAGTCACCCTTAGCGGTAACCGTATCTAATACGAAGTTGACTACACCACCACCACCTACTTCGACCCATACGTCGTCGTAATAGATAAACATCACGCCGAGGATGGAATCAAACCACAAGTCACCAGTAGCTGGAGAAGCTGGAGCAGACTCGCTTACGGTTACGCTTGCGCCACCACCAGTTGGCTCTCCATTCGTCCAGTATGTTCCGTTCCACGTAAGAACATCACCAAAAGCAACGGAAGCAGTGGTTACATCGGATAGGTCGTTGAGTAGTCCAACGGTGCTTGCGGTTCCTGGGACAAACTTTGTGCCATTAAATTTAAGAACTTGGTCTGAAGTTGCTCCAGTTGGGTCAATTTCTGTTCCAGAAACAAATAGACCAGCGGCCTTAAATGTGTCGTCTGTCTTTAGAACATTCGGAGCATCTCTGTAAAGATTCGTGTCTAGGGCGGCATCACCAGAACCCCAAACAATACGGCCACCAGCTTGTATTTGGATTCGTGAATAAACGTCTTGGTCTACATAGATAGTAAACGCATCGGAGCCAGCGGAAGCAAGTTGGCGAACGGTTATAGGAACTATGAATTTCTGAGCCACGACCTCAATCGTTTCTTTTAGTTCGGCTAGCCCCTCAAGGCTAATCTATGTTTTAAATTTAGCCCGTTACAACGATTCTGTAATCGTTTGCTTGAATGCTTGCGCCAAGAAGCGTTACTGTTACGGTGTCGGCATTGTTACGGACGACATCACCAAACACTGTTGCTCCGCTAGAGACTTCAACAATCTGTACGCTCACATCAAGCGTGTCAAAGTTGTGGGTTACTGTTGTCGTAGAGGTTCCAGAAGCGTTAGCCGCACATCCTTGACTTGCTACGCGGGCAAGTTTTGAGGTGCTTGTTGTGACCGCACCAGCCGTTGTTTTGATACCGAGGTTCGTGCGGGCACTTGCCGCGTCGCTTGCACCAGTACCACCGTCTGCAACAGCAACATCTGTACCGTTCCAAATACCAGTTGTAATCGTGCCAAGGGTTGTGATAGTTGACTGACCAACATATGTAGAAGCAATATCTACAGAATCAACATTAACTGTGATGCGGTCTGCTGTACCAACTACATCAAGTGTGTTTCCGCTCTTTGTGAGACCAGCGCCAGCAATGACTTGACCAGCACCTGAGAACTGAACGAATGTTAGCCCTGTTGTTCCAAGAGTAATCGTGTCGTTTGTTGTAAGAACAAAACCGTTGTCTCCGTTTACTGTACCTTCAGCAACGAAGGTGAACATTCCTGTCGTAACTTTTGCTGATGTATCGGCATCAGTTGCGCGAGAGGCGGCACCAGAAGCAACCGCTACATAAATACCGTTTTCAGATGCTGTGCTCTGGTCTTTGAGGAGAACACGGTCACCAGCAACAAGTGTGACTCCATCAATTACGTCGCCTGCTTCAAGAGCCGAAGCGATTGCCACTGGAGCAACGGAGGCGACTCTTACTGATGCCTTAACATCAAGACCTTGACGAGCAGCGTCTACATAACCTTTGGTGGCAATGTGGGCATTATCTGTTGGGTCGGCAACTTTTGCATTACCATTAGCGTCACGCTGAACAATTTTGTTAGCGGTCGCGTCTGGGGTGGAATCTCCGAGCTTCGTGAAGTCCGAAGCCGACATCAATCCAGCACTAGCCGAGTTGGCTAGGTTCGGAGTAATCGTTATAGCGCCATTGGATTCATTTATTGTCAGCGAAGTAGCGTGGTCTCCAGCAGCGGTTACGCCAGAAATCATCTTTCGCCAAGCAGAGGCGGTTACGTCGTAAACCTTAATTACACCTTCGGTGCTATTGAATATCAGGCGACCATCAAATAGGTCGGTGCTCGGGTCGGTGGCGAGTACTTCAAAAGTACCTTTAATCAGTTGATTCTGATTGAGGTCAATATTAGTTAGAAATTTTTGTGCCATTTTTCCTGCCTTATGTCAAATAGGCGTAACCAGAGAAAGGTGCAGTAAAAAACACCGTCACCTGGGAATCCGTGCTACCAGTATATTGTACTTCACCAGTAACGTTGGTTTGGGCAGAATCAACCACTGTTACTGATGGTTTTCCACCAAGAGTGTGATTAATAACCCAAGTTGATGATGCAGCTTGTTGGGTGTGAACATGTCTACGCGCATTGCCGCCCATCGCAGCAAGTCGAACCTGGACATTATTTGGGGCGTCTTGGTTGACAATTACAGCGTTAGGAGTGTCCTCGTGGACATTTATCTGATTTACACCGTCTTGCGTTACATTGACAAGATTGGGAATGTCATCAAAAATTATGACATTATTTGGGGTGTTACTCACTTGGTAACCTCTGGGATAAGGGTAAAGGTGCCTCTAACCACTTTTGAAACAAAACCATCCGCAGCAATAACCTCGAGGTCGTAGACGCCACTGGTTGTAATTGATGCCGTAACTGCATCGCTCAAGAATACGTGAATCTGGTTATTTGCTGAGGCGGGATTTATTTCAAGCCTGCCCGGAGCGCTTGCAGAAAACGAATTAATGTTGACAATTGTTGTGTCTGAGTCAATTGTTCTCCGTATTTGCATTCTGGCAGAATGACCAGATAGGTCATAATTTTCAAAAGTGTTCCCTGTGGGGTCAGCTATTAGGTCTGGTTGCTCTATTTTAAAAACACGAAGGAACGTAGAACCCTGTTCACACGTCATATTGTAAATTCCTGCAATCATTGACATACTCTCCTAGATGTACACCCATCAAAGTTTAGGCTATTTGCCTTGACACAAATGGAACCCTTAAGGTAATGTTTTTAAAAAACTTTTAATGTTTACTCCTCATCCTCGCCAAAACCTTCATCCATGAAGCTGTTCTCTCCACTCAAAACCATGTCCTCTGCGGCCCTCAGCATCCCTGAGGCAAGCCATGGGGTCATTGAGTTTGAACAAGATATTGAAAGCTCGCTTCCAGATTCACTAATTATTTCGGCAACGATTACAAAATTTGATACAAGTTTGTTTGGGAGCGCATCTCTGACAAAAGAGTCAAAATCGTTTTTTATGTTTTTACTCTCATCTTCTTCCATGTTTCCCCTTATGTTAATACATGTGTTATTTGCACTCCGATAGGCTTCGCATAAGAAATTGCTTCATTTATAACATCTAAAGATTCTCCAACCTTTTCTACTGAAGCTCCATATGTTTGCTCCCATGGAGTCTCAATCAGAACAGTAAAAGGCCCCTGGTGTTGGAGAGTGATTGAAACCTCTTGTGCGCCAATCATCAATCTCTTCACCGACTCTTCAACTGCTGAAATCGAGCCAGCATTAATGCCGTAGTAACCATTTGCAGCCTGCCACTGCAGGAATTCTGTTTGCAGTTCTGCCGTATTTTGTGGAGGTTCAAGAAGGGCTGATGTTGTAAATCTCAAAGCGTCTCCGCCGTTCAAAGTACTGGAACCATCACCCTCTGTTGCTCCAAGAATAAATGGGTCAGATGGGTCGGTACTTGATTCAAGTTTTGATATTGGTTCTGTACCAGCAAATTGAGCAAGCCATTTTAGTTCATCTAGTTCAGCCACATCAGGGTTTACAAGATAACTCTTTGTTCTGTCGTCGCTTTCGTCATAACCTTCAGATATATCGTAATACTGAAAAGAAAAAGACTGCTTTAAGGCCCTGTCAAGACCCTCAAACGCAACATCAGTAAAACGCTGTAATGCAAAATCTGGGTTTTGTTGAATTTGCTCAGTATCAAGATACTCTGTTGGGATATACCTAGACATCTGAAGAAACACTTCACTGAATCTCCCAGCGTCAGCAGAAGTGCATAGCACTGGACTTGTAAAATACAAATCCTGTGACTGATTGTTTGGTATGAATTCTATTTCAATCGAAACAACTGGATGCCCACCGTTGTAACTTGGGGCATACATTTCGTTTGTTCTATAGACTCTCCAAGCTGGATTTTCCAGAGAGCTAGAATACAAAGAACTTGTTGCCGGAGGAATCTCAAAATTTGTAAGACCAAAAGACTCAATTGAGCTGCCGTCGTCAAATATTTTTATATTAATTTTACCGCCAGCTGGCATGTTTGCGCCAAATGTCAACTGGGCTGCATGTTGGTAATCAGATATGTCCATTGCAACCGCGTCAATGCTTATATAGCAAGCACTTGCAGTTGGCGTAATCTTTATTTGCTTAAATTCACTACTTGTTCTAAGGTCGGAAACTGAAAGATTGTCATACGAAGCCCCAGATATATACCACTCACCCGAATCTCCAAGAGTGGACAGTGTTGAAGCAGCCCCTGTTAGACGATTAAAAACTGCTGCCATTACAGAACAACTACTTCAACTATTGCCTGAGGCAAGCTTCCTGCATAGATTGAATCGTAAGAAGTCACAGTCGTTCCGCTTGTTATTTCCTGAACCAGAAGATTGTTTCCGTATGGAGCATCTGGATACGAGGTAATTGATGTAGAAAAGCTAGAAACATATTGAACGCCTTCAACAGATAGAGACCTTCCGACTAAGTCAAAAATTCTAATTGACGAGTCAAATTGTGGCCATTGGTCTGGTGAAACATAAGATTCAAGTTCTGTTTTTAAGTCAGAAGAAACTGTTGTTGAGTTGTAACCAGCACGCACGGCTATGGTCACCTGAATATTCAAATAAAATACAGATGCGTCAATAACATCAAAAATTAAACCAGCTACGACGCGGTCTGTAATGTCTGATTTAATTAAATTTTTTGTAGTTCTTCCAACTGGGAGTCCGTCTTCGCCAAGTACAAAAATTGCGAAGTACCCTGGTTCTGGATTGTTTTCAGTATAGCTTGACAGAAGCGTATCCATCATCACGACATCTACTAGATTTCCGGACATTGCAGAGGCCGAAATATTGTCGGTATATGTCAATAGGGATTGTGCGCTATTAAGCGATAGACCGTTTGTCGTTGTTGTGTAAACACCACTTGGAAATATATCTGAGTATGTTGAGTCTCCATAAAATTCTGGAGTTATCATTCGATACGTTGTTCCTGGATGGGCAGATGCGGATGACGCAAAAGCTTGATTGACATACGCACTTGCTGATGTACCAAAATGATAAGCACTAGCGGATGTTGCAGTAAATGCAGTTGGTTTAACTAGGTCATAAACTTTGCATCTTTTTACATTTGAATAATTTAACAGAACATAGTTTTCAATCTGTGTTGCAGTATTTAGGGTTGAGCTTAGTGACTGCAGATATGTAGCTGCCCTGTTAAGGAACTGCGTTTCTGTTTCGCTGCTGTCTCCTTGAGTTACAACCGATGTTGTTGTGCAAGAGAATATGATTGCGCTTGGGGAGGCTGGCAAAAACTGAGTTCCTACAGATATTGAAGGTATTACCCCATTTATCAACGATGTTAAAGTAACAGAAATTGTTGTTTCTGCCTCTTCGGCAGTAGCTGCCGTATTCAAAACAAATGGAAGCTGTATTACTTGTGAGCCGTCAAAATAATCATAAACAAAAAGTGTTCCAGCATCTACAGTTTGACCTGCATCAAAAAATTCAATTTCTACATCAACCGTTCCAGTCGTTGACTCTATTCTGGTAACACCCATAATTTTTAAAATGCCTTCAACCAAACCGTTTGGAAGTCTGTTGATTGCGCCTATTGACAATGCCCCAACATACGCTCCGGCTTGCAAAATTGCATCTTCTATTGTGCCGGGTCGTGGGTTGAATTCGGGCAAAGCTAATTGAGCATAAGCAACAGCATCTTGATAAACAGAAGCTGGTTGTTCGTCAAAACCAGTAAAATTTATATATGTACTAAAATCAGGTGAAGGCATTTGTCCTACAATTCATAAGAGACATTTATTCTATCCGAACCATTTGAATCCGGTCTTCCCCTGTCAATCGAGGTTATGATTATCTCTGGCCAAAAAGCATTGATGGATTGTCTAAATCCCTGAGGCTCGCCGGATTCAAATGTTGGGTCAATTGTCCCATATGAAGGCTCAAGCGGGTGTTCACCTGGGGTAGTGCGAATTGTAAGCGCTATAACCTGGTCGTATTGTGCGGTGTCGCCGTCTTCAATTAACTCAGCTTTACCAGACTGGTCAAATGTGAGTGGAAATTTTAGCATAGGCATATATACATTCTCTCATTCTTAATCAAAGTTTGCTTGAACCCAGGCTTTTAGCTCAAGTATTTCGTCATCAACATATTTTTTTGTTGCTGCATCTGATGCTAGTACTGGGTCGTCAATGCCGGAAATCCTTTTATTTGTTGACTGAGCACCAAAAACTGCAAGTTCTGTTTTGGCCCCATCAAGGAAACCTACCAAAACGCTGTCGCCAATTGATGGGTATTTTGAAAAAACTTTACATGGACCGAATATCTGGTTCTGTGCAAGCTTTGGAACGTTTACAAAAACTCCTCCGCTTATTCTAACAACCCGACCAACAAAAACACTGTTTGGGATTAATGGAGAACTGCTTGCTTTTGAAGAGTTTGATACTGAGTATCTTGGAGTTGAAGGTACTAACATTTTTCCTACTCTGTTGGTTTTTTCTGGTCTTTTGGTTTTTGTGGAGTATTGAAATTTATCTGCACGGGTTGAGAGTCAAATTCAGAAAATGAAACACCGCTCACTATGTATCCACCTTTAAAGAACTCTGGCATGCCCGAAAAATAAACCGTGTGCCCTGGTCGTATCAATCTTCCATTTGGGGATTTTAATGTAGCCGTACCATCCCCCTCTAGGCCATCATTTTCTGACCTTCTTATTTCTGGCCATGTTGTCAGCTCAAAAGCTTTTGACTCTACTTTTGTAATTAACTTTTCTGCCACTATTCCAGTATCGTCATAAACCATTGATGACGGTCCTCCCCCGCTAGGCGAATATGAATATATTGTTGTTTCTACTTCGGTATCAACAGCACCGTTATTTGGCAAATTTGGGTTGTATACCAAATCAATATATTTTTGAGTTGTTCCCTTTTTTGATAGCTTTGAAGATAGCCCAAATTTCCAAAGCATCCATTGAAGAGAGCCGTAAATTAGCTGCCCATCTACTTCAAATAATTGATATTGGTTTTGTCCAGCTGCCTCGCCCAGAACATTCCACACCGAACTGTCTGCACCGCTTGATGTCCTTGCCTTGAAAAGTGCTTGTTGTTTTCCAGTTTTTTGGCCAATAAAAGGCATGCTGTAACGTCTTGCAACAGATTGAGCGTATTCAAAACCATTTGTTCCTGCAATTAGTTCTGGTTTTTTATCTCTTTTCATCAACTGAACATTTTTTGGCCAACACCTAATGCTTACAACAGGTGACCCGCCAGAGCCGGGAGAAGTTGAAACCTCACCAACTTCGTATGACCTGCCTCGATAGAGGACATCTCTTCTTAAGTCAAAATATCTATTTTCTAAAATACTGTAGTTAGTGTCTAGATATTGAACTGAAACCTCGGTTGATGCGTTAGATGAGTAACTTACTGTCAGTGATGTCATTCTTCTAGCAAGAGTTTCTGATTCACTTTGCCTAAGTCCAGTTATGTTAAATATTGATAGTATTCCTTGTATATCTGTTCTATCTGATATTGCATAATCATTTCCATCATATGCAGATGAATTTAATTTGATTAAAGCATTTACTCTTGCCTGTTCTAATTCTGAAAGCTTTTCGGCAGCTATGACAGCTATAAGTTTTGATTCAAAGACTCCGTTTGATGATTTATACTGTTTCTTTGCTTTTTCAAATATGCCCAAATGAAGGCCATCTTTTTGATACTGAGCCCAAGCTTGCGCTTCTGTGTAAACGGTTTTGCCGTCTGAACTCAATAATGGTAAATTTATGTCACGAAGTTCGCCGTTTATTCTTTTTGTTAAAGTAGCTGTTATTAGAGTTGAAACATCTGGCCCAGCTGGGTCAATTACGATTGAGCCATCAGTTTTTTTTCGTGTTCTAATCTGAGGCCTAGCAAGTACATTTATATTTCCAGCGATAATTGGTTCTGGTTCGGAAGGATATCCTTCATAAATTGATTGTGCCATTTGTTATCAGATATTCTGAACTATTTCTTGAAGTGTTACTTTTCTTATGTCTTGACCGTATTCTGTCCACAATTTTGTTAGGTATGATACTGCTTTTTGATAAGCAGCTGAATCGCTTGTTCCTATCTCCCTATTGTACAAATCTTGATTGCTAGATTTTAATCCATACAGGTATTTGGCAACTTGGTCTTTGGTTAATGGTCCAACGCCGTCGTAGGCCAATACGGTTGCGTCAATGGTCACAACTTTATCTGGTTTATTTGCCGTTTTTGTTGTTGATGTAGCAGTGTTTCCAGTATTTGTGTATGAGCTTGGAATTACAGTTGGAACCCATGCACTGGATGAGGCAATTGCTGAAGTAACAGTATATATTGCATCGCCAGAAGCAATTGCAGTATCAACTAAAAACCCACCACCGGGGCTGCGATATGTAAATTTTGTTGGAGTCACTGAACTTACAGTTATCTGAACTGGGGCTCCACCAGCGTTTAGAGCAAGTATTGATGGCGCAAGAGATTGCATCATTGTTATCTTTACATATGTGCCGCTTTTTAAACCATGGTTCGTTGCTGTAGTTGCAACTGTGATTCCAGTGCTCGTTCCCTGTATTCTAATTATGCTATTAGTTGTTCCATCTGGTGGTGTCTTGTCTCCATCTGGTCCAGTTCCCGTAGTACTGCTTAAACTAGCACCCTTGGGTATTGTGTATGTAAATTTAGGCAGTTGGATAAATCTTTCCGTTTTTGCAATTGATTCGACAAGTGACATATTGCAAGTAACTGCTGTTGCCTGACCGGACTCGTTTACCCTAGTTACTTGAAATGTAATGGAATCTATATTCCATGTCTTTGTAGCCAAAGCAGAATGCACATTATAAAATTGAACCGGCCGTGCTTCATTTGCAAAATCTTGCAAAAGTGTTATATGCGAATCAATTGAACTACCAAGTGAGTCGTATGGGACTGCTATTAAAAACTCAAAACTGCATCTTTCAAGCTTCTGCGAAGTTGCATCAACTAATGGAAGATTTAATGGCCTTGGAATTTCTGTATAAAGAACGCCACTTGAATCGTGGGTAAATGTTGATATGCCAAAATGAAACTCGTATTGAAGCGGTGTGTCAGTGCCCAAATTTATTTGTTGCATCGAGCGTATTAAGGTCTTAGTAGAAACAGTTGTAACCGGTGTTCTCTCTCTAACTTTTATTGATGTAGTAGTTGAGCGCCGTATTCTAGAGATGGCCATAATTAGTACCTTTCTCTCCAATTTCTTTGTGCTCTTTCAATTTCCTGGACCACCTGTCTAGCAATGTCTTGAGGGGACTGATTTTCAGCTCCATAAACATTAACTGTCACAGGAGCTAATGCCACTCCGCCACCACTGGACGAAGAACCCTTGCCTGAAGAAACCCTGGTTACGCTGGTATCGCCAAGAGGTGGAACAACATGGAGGTGTCTGGAGCTGGCAGACCCGTGAAACTCCGCAAATCCTCCAGATTCAGAAATCATCTTCGCATATTGTCCAAGATTCTGTCCAGTAAGGTCATACGCTCTTCCGGCGGCATGGTCAGAGCTTGGTGAACCAAGACCAAATGTTCTAAAGGCGCTTGTTATTTTTCTTGAACCAGTCAACGCTGAATCAAAACGTGAATGAGCTGAGAGGGTTCTGCCAAGTGTTCTTGAAGTAGATGTATCCCCAATCATGCCACGTCTTGAACTGGTTGTGTCACCACCAATTAATCCAGCAGCAAGCATCTCGGTCCACCATTTTGGCTGTGTTTCCCACCACTCTGGAGTCGAGTCAAAACCCGTTTCTATCGCATCAAGGAACTGCTGATGTAGCTCTACTGCTACTTTGTCAAGACTCCCAGCGAGTATTGCTGCTTCAAGATTGTTTTGTGTTTGGAGAGCAGTAGAGTCTCCTGCCTGGAACTGGACGCCAAAACCTTCTAACAATTTCATTATTTCTGCGGAGTTATTAATGTTGGACATGTCCCCGGTTTTTAGGAATTGCTCAAATCCTGTTTGGTTAAATGTACCACTAGATATTGCAGCTGCAATTCTTTCATTTATCACATTTCCAGCAACATCGCCTCGTGCAAATTGAGCTCCACCAAGATTTAGCAATCCGCTTATTCCTGGAGTAGCAATTTGGGAAGCGTATCCCTTGTATGCGGTGTTTGCTGCAGCTCCAGCGGCGCTTCTTCCGCTAATCATCAAACCACCGCCGATGTCCTGGATTCTATTAAATGCTGTTTCTAAACCTTTATTGCCAAAAAATGGAGAACTTGGGTCGGTAAATATTGAACCATTTGCAAAACTTCTAAACACTTCCATTTGTTTTGCTGGGTCATCTGGGAATGCAGAGGCAACAAAATCTGACATTGTTTTTTGGTAGTTAGCAAAATCATCTTGTGTTGCGCCAGCTCCAAGCTCTGATAAATCTTTTTGACTTGATTGCAACGCCTCAAACGACTGACGTCTAGCTCGCACTTTGTCTAGTTCGTTTAGGGCTGAAGTCCGTATATCCTGCATTGCATTTTTTATATCTTCTGCAGTTTTCCGCATTGATTGGCCAAGGTCAGAAAAATTTTGAGTTAAACTCCGTGAAGCGTCAAAAAGATTGACTCCGGTTTCTTTGGCTAATTTAAATATCTCAGCTCTTGATTTGCCTGTTGACAAGGTTAATGCGTTCAAATTGTTTTCAAATTTTTTATAAGACTCGCCTTGCATTTTTAAAGCAGTATTATTTGACTCAAGCTGGTCAATAAAACCACCGTCATTCATGTCAATGGATTGTGCCTGCTGCTGAGTTATTGTCCCAGTTGAAAGAAGGTAGTCTCTAACCGCAGAATCACCAGAGCCGCCTCTTGACATTGCTATTGCTTTGTCGTATATTTTTGTGTCTTTAGCAATTGCAGCAGTAGCGCTAACAGTGCTCAATATTGGACTTTTTAAGAGGGCCTCAATAGAACGTGCTCCTGTTTGCTGAACCATTGAATCAGCTACACCTTTTGCTATTTTTGTTCTTCTGGCGCGCACAGTGAATATTCCGACTGCTGTTCCTATCGCAAAGCCTAAAGCTTTACCAATCGCCTGAGCCTGTGGGGGAAGGCCGGCAGTTAAAGCTCCAGCAATCTGCGCTCCAGTTGCGCCTCCAGCTATTGAACCAGCTAGGTAATTTGTTGTTTGTGAAAGAACTCCAACGCCGGCACCTGCAATTGCTCCCCTTTTCCCAAAGTATGAACCAGCAAGACCCATCTCGACACCAGAGCGAGCTGTGTCGTTTCCTATTTTTGAAGTAACACCAGAAGCCGTAATCAATGAACCAGCCATCCCAAGACCCGGAGTAAACGAACCCCTGAGTCCGGCCTGCATCGCCTCAACTCTGCCCGTCATCGCTCCACCAAATTTGGTTCTAAGCCCAAACATGGCGGCCTGTCTATTTGACATATTTTTCGTGGCTGCGTCTGCGAATTCCGCACCAGAAGCAGCGGTGTTCATAAATCTTGGGTCCCCGCTTCTTGCTGCTTTTAAAAGGTCTCCGTAGGACAACCTGCTCAATGAGGCTCTTGCTTTTTTTGCTGCAGTTAAGCCTGCTACATTGGTTATTTGTTTTCCGGTAATTGGGTCAAACTCTCCAATTTTTGCCTTTACCATTCCGGTTCTTGCATTCCTTCCGGTCTGACCTCTATATGATTCAACCGCTATCCGTGCACCCTTGTTTGAAACAGAATTTTGGTTTCCACCTAGCAAAATTGAACCTGAGTCAAAAAGCCTTGAACCGATACCACCTTTTCTTGCATATGCCGAACTTGCTCTAGTTCCTGCTTCTCCAAAACCAAAATCCCCAAACAAAGCCCTACTTAGTGGTCGATACATCGCAGCTTGTCTATATCCGTATGCACTAGCAGTAGCTGGCCCTGATTTGGCTCCGACTCCGCCACCTCTTCCCCTGAACCTGCGTCGACCCTTGAAGCCTGCATACATCAGACCCATCGTTAATGCAGACGAAAGAACAGGGCCCATTCCGGCATCAATCGTCCCACTTTTTCCACCTCCACCACCAAGTGTTCCTGTCAGACTAATTACTGCGGACAATCCTCTTACGAGCGATGCCAAACCATTGACGATTTGAGTCAGCACTGGCAGGGCTTCCGTAAAAGCAACTTTCATTGCAGCAAAGAAATCAAATACTGAGAATATTAAACCCTCAAGAGCTTTGCCCCATTTTAGAAACGCCTCTTCATTATCCTCGGCAAGATAGCCGAGTTGCTCTGCATTTCTGCCAAATCCTTTTACCAATGCAAGAAGCGGCTCTCCAAATGTGTCGGTAATTATCTTTGAACCAGCTCTAAATTTATCTAAAGATTTTACAAATTGAGCAAAAGAAGCTTTAAGGTCACTAAATGTTTTTCTCAACCAATCAGCACCGCCACTTATCTTTGGCAAGTAATCTCTTAGCAACTTTACAGAAAACTCTTCAAGAGAGTCTCCTATTGTCATTAAACCTGGCAACATTTTTGCTGTTGCAAATTCACTAATAATGCTTTCTGTTCTTCTAAAAGTATTCCTAAAATTTTTATAAAAAGACTCAAGAACGTCTTTTGCTGGTTCTAAAAGCTTTCTACCAAAGTCAGAAAGTTGCATAACCAAATCAGTCAGGAAGGATTGAAACTGACCCACAAGTGTTTGCTGCATCTTGTAGTTACCAGTAACTCCGGCAACACCAGCCAACTGTCCGCTTGAAAGCGCTGCGAGTATTGCTCCTGATGACTTGTCCTTTTGTCCTGCAACGGCTTTTGCAAACTCCGGACTTACGGACTGAGCAGCTGTTGTTGCTTTTGAGTCAACTTTTTTTGCTTTTGTTACAAGGCCAATAAACTGAGAAAGACTTTGAAATGCTTTCTTTGGGTCTTCTGCTGTCGTTGTAAAGTCAAGAGCACCGGCCAAGGCTTTTCTTTGTGCGGCGCTTAC